ATAAAAAATCTTTGCGTCTGGGTGAAAAATATCGGGGGCATGGGAGATTTATCGGGGGCATACGCACCGCAGCACGAATTTATTATTTATGCAGCGAAGGGAAAGCACGAACTACGCGGAAAACGAGAAACTGACGTTTGGGATATTCCATCGCTTTACACAATGGGTAGCCGGATGCACCCAACGGAAAAACCTGACAAGTTGCCTGCATACGCAATTGAGAAATCCTCAGACATCGGAGACATTGTTTGCGATTGGTTTCTTGGATCTGGCCCAACCCTGATCGCGTGCGAGCGGTTGGGTCGCAAGTGTCGGGCGGTGGAGATTTCGCCGGCTTACGTGGCTGTGGCGATCCAGCGGTGGGTGGATGTGACCGGCAAAGAGCCGGTGCTATTGGAAAGCTGATCAGTGGCGCAAAAATTCGATAATGGGTAATCTATGGCTAAGACCAAGTTTACAGCCAAACAATTTATAGAAGCCATAAAAGGCTCTGGTGGCGTTATTTCTACTATTGCCACTCGTGTTGGCTGCAATTGGGAAACGGCTCAGAAGTATATTGCCAAATATCCGTCCGTGCAATCCGCATACCAAGACGAGCTGGAGAAAGTGAACGATATGGCGGTCGGCGTCCTAATGAAATCGATGCATGATGGCGATGTTACCTCTGCTAAATGGTGGTTGGCACGCAAGCGAAAAGACGAGTTTGGCGATAGCGCTACAGTTGAGCTTGGCAATGCAAAAGGTCAACCACTCAAAGTTACCGAGATAGTAATCAGAAAGCAGGTCGATGAAAACACAGCCGACTGAACTGTTCGAGATAGATGCTGAAACTGGCAAGCTGACGCTCAATTTTCACTCTGGACAGACGAAGGCGTGGGATAGTGATAAGCGCTTTGTTCTGATGTTAGCTGGAACGCAAGGCGGGAAAACATCATTCGGACCGTGGTGGTTATGGCGTGAAATCCAAAGAAAAGGGCGCGGCGATTATTTAGCTATCACGACCTCTTACGACCTGTTCATTCTCAAGATGCTGCCAGAGCTACGCAAAGTATTTGAAGGTGTGCTAAGGATAGGGCGCTGGTGGGGCGGATATAAGGTCATTGAGCTTTGCGATCCAGAAACTGGTAAGTTTTTAGCTAATTTCCAATCTGATGAAATGTGGGGGCGGATAATTCTCCGTTCTGCCAATGCCGAGTCCGGGCTTGAAGCATCTACAGCCAAAGCAGCTTGGTTAGATGAATGCGGGCAAGATGAATGGACGATTGATGCGTGGGAAGCTATTCTGCGCCGTTTATCAGTAAATCATGGCAGGGTACTTGGAACGACCACGCCTTATAATGTTGGCTGGCTCAAGACGCACTGGTATGACCTATGGAGAGCTGGCGACCCTGATTATGAGGTTGTCAGATTTAGCAGTAACTTGAACCCAGCGTTTCCACAAGATGAGTATGAACGGGCTAAGCGGACGATGGCAGAGTGGCGCTTCAAGATGTTCTACGACGCCGACTTCACAGTCCCCGAAGGCTTGATATATGGGATATTTAGAGACGAATGGTATGTTGACAACTTCACTCCGCCGCCAGAGTGGGAGCGCATAATTGGGCTTGACTTTGGCGGTGCGAACACTGCTATCATTTGGTTGGCAGAGGACACTTCTCAAACTCCATCTCTCTGGTATATTTATGACGAATATCTTGGTGGGAACAAACCCACGAGTGAACATGTTAATTATGTGTTAAGTAAATTACATAGAGAAGATGTGATAAAATACACAGTAGTTGGTGGAGCTGCGAGTGAGACGCAGCCAAGAATGGACTGGGCTGATAGTGGGCTTACAGTTTATCGACCTTATGTGTCAGATGTTGAATCTGGCATATCCGCAGTGCTGGAGCTTATGAAAACTGGACGCTTGCGTGTTATGAAAAGATGCGAGGGGATAAGAAACGAAATTTCTATTTATCACCGCAGATTAGACGGGAATGGTGTTGTGACCGATGTAATTGAGAATAAGGAGATGTTCCACCGTCTTGATGCATTAAGGTATGCAGCAACCATGATAGCGAAGTATAATCAGACTGGAGGGATTTTCGCATAATGGCAAATATATTCTCTCGATTAGCACGCAAGGAAAAGCGCACCGTTGTCATTCCTCTCTGGGAAGATAACCGACCTCACTATTCTGCGATAAGTTATGATACTGTTGTCAAAGAAGGCTGGCGCAAGAATGAGCTGATTTATGCCTGCGTTGACAGAACGGCACGCACTGCCTCGCAGGTCGCCACGAAAGTTATTGACAGCAAAGGAAATGAACTTGACGATCACCCATTGAGGCGCTTACTTTCCAATCCTAACCCGTACATGTCCGAGTATGATTTCTGGCAAGCCGTTATTATTTATCTGAACCTTGCAGGGGTTGCATACTTCGAAAAGGAGCGCTCGAACTCTGGCAATGTGGTTGGATTGTGGCCGATGCGTCCTGACTGGACTGCACCGATAAAATCGTCAAGTCAGTTCATTTCTGCTTTTGAGTATAGAGTTCCCGGACGCCAGCCTATTTATCTTGAGCCTAAGGATGTTCTCTCGTTCAAGAACTATGACCCATTAGATGCTTATGCTGGTTATCCGCCTGCTGCTGTAGCTGCACGGATTGGTGATATTGACAATTCTGAAACCGACTTTATCAAGCTGTTCTGGGAGCATGGCGGTGTCCCGACTGGACTGTTGACCTCAAGTCAACACCTCTCAGAAGCGCAAGTTGAACTCATTCGCAAACGATGGCGTGAACGTTATGGTGGCTCGGAGAACTGGCTTGAGCCCGCTGTTCTGGATGCTGATGCAAAGTATGAAAAGACTGGCTTATCATTCGAAGAGATGGGCTTTGAAACTTTGGATGATAGAAACGAAGCTCGTATCTGTATGGTGTTCAATGTCCCGCCGATTATCGTTGGAGCTGCGGTTGGCTTGAAGCGTTCAACCTACTCAAACTATGAGGAAGCCCGCAAGTCTTGGTGGCAGGACACGCTGATTGGGCTGTATGAACATTTTGATGATGTTATAAATGCCCAATTGTCCCCAGAGTTTGGTGATGTAAAGATGCGCTTTGACTACTCTCGAGTCCCCGCACTGCAAGAGGATATGAGCAAAGAGTGGCAGCGTTATCTGCAAGCGGTGCAAGCTGGGGTGATCACAGTCAACGAATTTCGGGGTGGCGTAGGATTGCCAATCGTAAATGGCGGTGATGTCTTGTTGCGTCAGCTTAGCGTGTATGAGCAGCCCGTATCAATCAAATCCTCTTTATTCACCATAGAGGCTAAGGCACATGAGGATAAGGATTATCGGGTTGATGATGAGCGCAAATTCATTAAGAAGCTTAGTGATTTTCTTGATGAACAGCTTGACCGAGTATTGAAAGAAGTCGGCGTTGAAACTGGCAAGAAGTCTATATTCTCAGACGACTTTTGGTTTGCCGAGTTTGAAGCGCTCAAAGAGGTTATGCTGTCACTTTACAAGGGCGTGTCCAGAAGTGCAGCGAAAAGGGCGTTAGACGAGCTGCTTGGAATGGGTGCGCCAGTATCCATATCTTGGACGCAGGTCAATGAAGCTGTCAATTTGTGGGCAGAGCAGTTTGCAGGTGAGCGTATAAGGCTAATCAACGATTCAACTAAAAAGATGGTGCAGGAGAAGGTTGTGGCTTGGAACAATTCTGGCAAGCCTTTGAAAGATCTTGCCAAAGAGCTTGAGGGTGAGTTTGGCAAAGTGCGAGCTGAAAGAATTGCTGTGACCGAAGTCACGAATGCTTATGGTCAAGCCAATCTTACCACGTGGAAAGCGTCAGGCGTTGTGGAAAAGAAACGTTGGTATACGGCTGTGGATGAACGGGTGTGTCCGATATGTGCACCGATGCACGGGCAGACTGTTGGTATTGACGATTATTTTACTTGTGGGGATGGTAGTCAGGTACAAGCACCTGCTGCACATGTAAATTGCCGATGCTATATGCAACCTGTTGTGGAGACTGTCTAAATGTCCGACCAGATTGATTATCAGATAAAGGGGCTTGACAAGCTCAATAAGAAGCTGAAGCGTTTGCAAGGCAAAGAGATTAAGGACGCATTGCATAAAACGACTGATAAGGCGGTCAAATATGTGCATAGCCAAGTGCCAGAATATCCGCCCCCGCCTCCAGC